CCTATGTTTCGCTTTCTTGGTGATGCTGCTCTCAGAACAGTATCAGCTGATATATCCAGAGATGAACAAATACACGTTGCGACAAATAGTCTCGTATGTTCTGAGCTGGGTCTTGTTCCTAGCTCTTCTTTGGATAAGCTTCGGAAGGCAACTATACAATGGGTACTACAACCCCTAAAAACAAACACAACTGATAAATATTTGGACAAAAATTTTTGGCTGGATGCGAGTGATCAGCTGATGTATCAAGGTAAAGCTCCACAGTTTTCCGACACTAAAGCAGCTCGTATGCCAGCATTTTTTGAACATGCAAACACCAACCTCCCACAATATGCTTGAGTCCATAATCGGACCAACCATTAGTTCTATACAAGTAGAGCTAGAAGAGAATTTTCCACCTGTAACCCCACATCCCAAACAAGATCTTGGCTCGATTATGTATCTAGCTGGACAACGTTCTGTTGTGGAGTGGTACAATAAACGAATCACCAAGGATGAAATCTAATGGGAATGAAAAAACAACGCCGAAACAAGAAAAAGGTAAAAGCGAAAAGAGATAGAGCCAAGAAAACAAAAGATAAAAAAAAGGTAAGTAAAACGAGTGGTGGGACGGGTAAGACAAGTAAAAAAAAATCTTCTGATGGACCTCGTAAAAACAAAAAACAGGACCAATCTACACCGTCAACTCAGAAAAAACAGGACTCAGCACCTAAGACAAGACAGCAAAAAATGAAAGATGCTGCTAGAGCGCGTAACGAAAACTTTAAAAAGACTGGAGTACAGACACACGGTGGGACTCGTAAGAACTATAGCAAAGCAGAAGCACGGAAGATTCAAGAGGCTGGACTTAACTTTAGAAAAGTAACTGGAGGAGCTAAGAATCCTTTAGCTAGAGCGCCTGTTAATCCAGACATTCAAATGGGTGAACTTATGCCGCAAGCTGAAGGACTTCTTTCAGGTTTAGATTATTCAGGTTTCGCCCCAATGGGTACTGTTGACTATAACTTTAAACCCGGTGACAATGTAGGAGCTTTCAACAATTCACTTGGAGTTAATAGACTAGTAGACTCGTCGGGGTTCACGCCTAATTCAAGGGTTAACTACAACTACGATAGACGAGACAAGTCTCAAGATGTTAATATGAGAGACCTGTTCCAAGCTAAAGATCTTGGTAACATGACAACGAATGCTATCAATAGGTTGCTAAACACTGACATTCCGCCTGCGTCAATGTCCGATAGAGATGCACAATCTTATCTAGGCTATAACCCTAACAAACCGGGAAGATATCTTTCAAGTACGGATAGACCAAAAGCAAACTTGTTAGGTGGAGCAGCATTTCGGCAGGCTGAGGCAGCACCAACAGAACCAACAGCACCAGAAGAGACACCAGAAGAAACTGGAGGTCCAATAATTGAAGATCCAACAATTATAGGTGGCGGTGGAGGCGAGTCACTAATCGGCAACGGATCAGAAAACGTAGCCGGTCCCGCTGTTAGCTCGCCCATAGGAGGCACAGGAGGTATGGCTGCGCTTTCCATAGGTGCTGGTAATAGAGGTAACAAAAGATTTCAATATGGAATGCGATCTGGACGAGGTGCTAAACAGTTAGGACGCGATAGCATGAGATTCCAATCTAGGAGATTACCTACAAACACAACTATTAATATATAATCATGACGGCAAAATCTAGATATGATAATTTATCTAGCGACCGATCACAATTTCTAAGTGAAGCAGAAGATGCAACTAAACTCACTTTACCATATCTTATAAGAGGGCACGAAGAGTACTCCAAAGGTATGAAACAGTTAAAAACTCCATGGCAGAGCGTGGGAGCTAAAGGTGTAGTAGCCTTAGCTTCCAAACTTTCCCTTAGCCTAGTCCCACCCCAGACTAGCTTTTTCAAGCTACAGCTAGATGAGTCACAACTAGGACAAGAGTTTGGTCCGGAAATAAAATCAGAACTTGACCTGTCATTTGCAAAGATAGAACGCACCATCCTTGATGCTATCGCTGCATCAGATGATCGTGTAGTAATACACCAAGCATTACAACATCTAGTTGTAGGTGGTAATGCTCTTATCTTTATGGGCAAACAAGGACTTAAATTATATCCTCTTAATCGCTTTGTTATAGAACGAGATGGTAACGGTAGCGTAATTGAAATTATCACAAAAGAACGGATTAATAAAGAGCTAGTTGAAAAGTATGCACCACCTAAAAGTAAACTTTCGACAGTCGACTCTGATCCAGATGACGAAGAAGTCGATGTCTACACACACGTAAAGCGTGAGAATAATAGATTTGTTTGGCATCAAGAAATACACGGTGAAGTTATACCAGACTCGAAAAGTAAAGCACCAGTAGATTCTACACCATGGCTACCATTACGTTTCAATACAGTAGATGGAGAAGCATATGGTAGAGGTAGAGTAGGACAGTTTATAGGTGATCTGAAGTCTCTTGAGGCTTTATCACAAGCTATAGTGGAAGGTAGTGCAGCAGCCGCTAAGGTTGTATTTACTGTATCACCATCTAGTACTACGAAACCACAGACGCTAGCAGCAGCTGGTAACGGAGCTATCGTACAGGGTAGACCTGACGATATCGGTGTGATACAAGTCGGTAAAACAGCTGACTTTGCTACGGCATTGCAGCATATGCAGACACTCGAGAAGCGATTAAACGAAGCATTTTTGATCTTGTCAATTAGACAGTCAGAACGTACAACCGCAGAAGAGGTACGCACAACACAGATGGAACTAGAACAACAGCTCGGCGGCCTATTCGGGCTACTTACTGTAGAATTTTTAGTACCATATTTAAATAGAAAACTGAGCGTATTCCAGAAGACAGGTGAGATACCACGTATACCCAAGGGTATGGTTAAACCGATTATAGTCGCTGGTATAAACTCATTAGGCAGAGGTCAGGATGTACAGGCACTAAGCTCTTTCCTACAAACTATTGCACAAACAATGGGACCACAAGCTATACAACAATATATTAATCCGGAAGAGGTAGTTAAAAGACTCGCAGCTGCACAAGGTATTGATGTACTTAACTTAGTTAAGAGTATACAAGAGATACAACAGGAGCAACAGCAAGTTGCAGAACAGCAGCAACAGTTAGAAGAAACTAAACAACTTCCTAACTTATTAAATACCCCAATAATGGACCCAAGTAAGAGTCCAGAATTAGCACAGCAACCACCAGAACAATAATGGCAGAAACATTAACTTATGAGAACACTCCAGAGGTAACTTCTATTGACAATCTTAATGCTGACGAACAGGATTCTCTGCAAGTCGGTGAGAAGATGCAACAAGCACAGGATGACCTACTGGCTGGTAAATATAAAAACGCAGAAGAATTAGAAAAAGGTTATCTTGAACTGCAGGAAAAGTTAGGTTCTCAGGAATCTAATGTAGAAGAGGAAGAGCAAGAGGAAGAGGAAGATGAGAACCTTGATATACTCGAAGAATTATGGGAGTATAGCCTCAATGATGAGGAGATACACGAAGAAGCTTTAGCAGAGTTAAAAAATATGGACCCTGTTGAGTTAGCTGAAATGCACATAAACTATAGAAAAAATGTAGAGAACAACGGCGGAGCAAAACCACAAGATTTTACTGCTGAACAAGTTACACAACTTAAGGGTATAGTCGGTGGTGAAAAGAACTATGGCAACATGGTTGAGTGGGCACAAGGAGCTCTTAGTCAACAAGAATCTCAAATGTTTGATATGGTTATGCAACGTGGCGATCCCATCGCTGCATTCTTTGCAGTCAGATCTCTTGCTTATGCGTATAATGATGCTATCGGATACGACGGACAAATGATACAAGGCAAAGCACCAACACAAAGTGGAAATCAATTCCGCAGTCAACAAGAAGTTGTTGCGGCAATGTCTGATCCACGCTATGATAATGATCCAGCGTACCGTAAAGATGTACAGAACAAGCTGGAAAGATCTAACATAAACTTTTAACTATGCCCTATTCTAACTATAGCCCGAAGCAGAAAAAACTAGCTGCTTTGGGTGGTAACAAAAAAAAGATTGACAAAACAGATCTTATGATCTTACGTAAAAAACCTAAGAAAAAAAAGTAATGCCTAGCGTAAACGGAAAAAAGTATCCCTATACACCAGCAGGGAAAAAAGCAGCAAAGACAGCTGCTAAAAAAACTGGAAAAAAAATTAAGAAAGGTTATTAACCATGAATACTTTGTCAGGTAATGGTCTGACAATAGGTCAGTCATTAGTACCTAATTATAAGATGACGATCAGACAAGGTGATGGCGGGTCGCCTTACACTGCACCACCTAAAGAAAAAACTGGACCATTTGTACCAGCTCCACGTGAACTAGCTAACCTAGCTGATGGCGAACCTGACCCATCCATGATGGACTACGTAACTGAAAAAGGTTTCTTTTTAGATAGTCAGGGTGGTGCTTACATGCAAGGTGGAGGTAAGCTTCAAGACGCTGGAGAATATGATGTTGATATACATGGATTACCTGTACCACTTGCACAGCAAATGCAGATCAATCCTAATGTTGCTATCAATTATGACCCCGGCGATATGGGAGGTGTTGTAATGCCACAGGATTTTAGTCCTCTACGATTTAGATATTTCCCACATCTCAGGACACCAGAGATCAGGCAACAAGAGTTAGATCATTTTAACAATTTTATAGAAAGCATGGGTGGAGGTTTAGACAAAGTTCAGAAACTAACACCTATGAGTATAGCTTCTCATGACAACAGACAGTTTAAGTCTGTACCCGCTACAGGACCAAGAGGAGATAGGCCAGCAAGTAAAGAATATATTGACGGTATGTTGCAATTAAAAATAAAACCATCATCCGCCAGTAATATATTTGGACTTACATAATGGCAGTAAAGAAGAGAAACGTATCCCTTAAGATCGGCAAGCACAAGAGCCGTAAGGGAGGTCTCACAGCAGCCGGTAGAAGAAAGTATAACCGAGCTACCGGCTCCAACCTCAAGGCTCCACAGCCCGGGGGCGGTCCACGCAAGAGATCCTTCTGTGCAAGATTCAGAGGAATGAAAGGTCCTATGAAGAAACCAAACGGCAAGCCTACACGAAAGGCACTTGCTATGCGACGATGGAAATGCTAATGGCATACAAAAAGAAAACCAAAAAAAGCAGCAAGTGTGGCTGCAAACACGGAGGAAAGAAAAAGTAATGGCAATGACTTATCATGAAGATGGTTCACAAACCAACTCAATAGCTCACAGACAAGAAGCTAAAAAAAAATCTGAGAAGAAGAAAAGCTAATGCACAAAGGATCTAAACACGGATTATACCACAACATTCACGCCAAGAAAAAGCGGATCGCTGCTGGCTCTGGTGAGAAGATGAGAAAACCGGGAGCTAAAGGTGCTCCCACAGCAGCTAACTTTGCACGTTCTGCAAAGACAGCTAAACCGTATAAACGAAGAAACAAAAAATGATTACTACCGAATACGGTAAGAGTAATATCTACCCAAACGAAATACCCCCAAGACTTATGTCAGGACATAACCATGACCACGATCAGTGGCACGTAGCAGAGGAAACTAATGGACGCCTTGCTATGATAGGCTTTATAGCCGCACTAGGTTCATACTTTTTTACAGGACAAATCATACCCGGTATATTTTAATGACACCAGAAGCAGAAAGATTTAATGGTTGGGCAGCTATGCTCGGCTTCGTAGCAGCTATAGGAGCCTACGCAACAACAGGAAACATCATTCCCGGTATATTTTAATGGCAACTATCTCTATAACAAGAGAAAGCCAAGCCAGCAACTGGGAAAGATTTTGTCAGTGGGTTACTAGCACAGAGAACCGCCTATATGTAGGTTGGTTTGGTGTACTTATGATACCCTGCTTGTTAACAGCAACAACTTGTTTTATACTCGCCTTCATCGCAGCACCGCCTGTAGACATAGACGGCATACGTGAGCCTGTTTCTGGCTCGTTAATATACGGAAACAATATTATATCAGGAGCA